GCCTGGATGTGATATAACCCAGCCCTCTTGTCCTGGATGTTGGCGATCCAATTGCTGTAACATATCCATCTTAATATTATGTAACAATACAAAGGCAGAAAATGCGGCACTTAATCCATCCATATTACTTCTTGGACTTTGTAAATATTCAACAATGTTATTATACTTGCGCGGTGTTACTTTAGTTTGTAACCATTTAGCAAATCCTGGAACTAGTGTGCTCACATCAAAATCTGCCACAGTATCATCTTTAACTAGACTATTAATATAATCTACACATAAACGAGGTAAATCGCTGATTTGTAACTGTCTAAGTTCAGCAGGACTAAACAAAGTATTGATTGCTTGCCCGTGTCCACTGACTAAACCTTTTAATTGTTTGACTAAACTACTATCAGTTGGCTTAACATTCTCTTTAGGAGTAATAGGCTCAATAAGCAATAAGCCTGGAACTGAATTTAATTTTACATTTCCCAAAGGCTCTTTGCCAGCGCCTTGCTCTTTATAGTAAGTGTGGATAGCAATGCCAACTTGACTGCCAGCAATTTCTTGTCCTAGTTTTGAACTAACAGGAATATTATATTCTACAGTATTTGGTTTGAATACAAAAGCCCCAGATACTTCAGGCGGGGTACTTGTATAAAGTAAATCGCCTTGTATATAACCCCTAAAATCTTTAGGTGTGGCTTGCTCTAACATAGGCCAAAGTGTTTGGTAGATAGGAGCCAATTGCGCCACACGATTCGCTGATAAACCTTTTGCTTTAGCTTCAGCATCGCGGTTAGCTAAATGTTGTGTAATTTGTTTTGGACTTGTAAACAATCCCTGATAGCCAACTGCGCCAAACCCAGCTACATCTGTTAATACAAAAGTGCCATCTGGTTCCCGACCAAATACTACTGCTGGTTTTCCGTCCCATTTCACAGTAACAGATGATGTTGTGTTATCTTTAAGATGCGCTATAACTGCTAATGCTTCTTTGATGCCAGCTGTCCCTTTGCGGAATACCAAGTCTTCGATATGTTCAATACCCTTAGCTTGTCCGCCTTTAACTTCAGTATTTTCGATTAATTTTGCCATTCCTTTGTTAACAATACGGTCACGCAAGCGAGCCAAGAAGTTTGTGTCTGACTCACCGCGTGTTTCAAAGAATGGTACTCCTGCTTTAGTAAAGTGATCTCGAGCTTGTGCTAATTTTTCATCTTTCTTAGGATCATTTTGTAGTGCCTGGACAATAGTTTCCACAGAGTAGAGGTCATCCTTCGTAGCTCTAGGGTTAAGTAAAATTTTAGCGATCTTGTCTGGATCGGTTTCAACAACTTCTTCATTAGCACGATTAATAATACCACGGCGCTGATCTAGTTTATATCCTAATGCTTTAGCAACTGAGTTAATTAATATATTACGATCTGACCCTTTATATTCTGAATTTGCCGGAGCAGACAAAAAGAATTTACCTACTCCTAAATTTTTCATAAACATAAAATCGGTTTGTACATAGCCGTTATTAGGGTTTCCGTTTATAGGAGTTTTAAAATGTATATTGGTGCCTGCTTTTTTAACATATTCATTTGGTTTTAAATTATGGCTAGTACACCATTGTGTAAGTTCTGCGGCTAATTGCTCAGGAGAAATTTCATTAATATCTACAGCTACATCTAAGTCTCCCGATGTAGGCTTCAATCCTGTACTACCTAAAGTATTATTTTGTAAATCAATATCCAACATTTGCTCAAGCCAATTTAATGTAGGCTTAACATCCGTTTGGTTAATTCGTTGTGTTAGGGCTTGGCCGTCTCCGTTTTTAAAAACATTGCCGCCTTCTTTTAATAATCTCATCGTTTTTTTACCGCTTGTATTAATTTATCAATTGTTTGAGAACCAGTATTTGGATTACTGATTGTTTCACCGTTTTGTTGAATTTTTTGTTGTAATGTAGCAATAGCTGTAGGACTTATACCTAGTTGTTGGGCAATACCTTGCTGGGCATACTGGGCACTCGGTGATACTCCTGCTTGCCCTTGAGCTTGTTGACCTTGCGAAATTCTGCTAACAGAGCTTAATGCTAAATCAACATATTGTTGAAAAGCTCTATCAATATCTTGCGGAGTTTTTGCTACTTTCATTGTATCGAAAATAGTAGATAATTTTTGCTTAACTTCATCTGGTACACTTTGTAATCCTGGAATATGTTGACTTATCCAAGTATTAAAATCTTTAGCAATATCTTTTTTCTGTGGTCCATTGGCTGGCTGTGTAACGCCAGGAGTTCTGGCTCTAGCCTTCATAGTTGCTAATCTATTTGGATTAATACGAGCCTCTTTAGTTACTTGCGGTGCTGCGGCATTAGATTTTACTGGAGCTACAGGCGGAACAGCCGAAGGATTTAATTGAACTCCTTTGGGATTATCTGCCTTGGCATTTAACATAGCAACAGATTTAGGATTAGTAATTTTTTGTCCAGTTTCGTCAGTCCATGTACCACTATTATCTTTTGTGTACGACGTAGGCGAAGTAGTTCCAGGTTGCTGAATTTGCACAGTAATTCCGCCTTCGTCGGCCGCAGGGCCTGCTCCGCCAGTTTTAATATCAAACTCCTGGTCAAATGCTTTTTGTAATTGTGCTATTTTTTGTTGTTGCTGTTGTTTTACTCTAGTAGGTGTAGGCGCTTGAGCTGCTGGTGTAGTAGTGTCAACATTGAATCCTTTACGCTGAAGTGCCTGTGCTGCTTTTGCTGATTGGGCATTTCTTTTATCTTGTTTTTTATCCCACTGTTTTTCTTGGGCACGATCGCCAGCCGCAATAAATTTATCCTTGGCGTTAGCATACCCAGTCTTAGTTGCGCTAACTGCTTTTTTAACTGAATCTAAAATGCCTTCGTCTGTGCGTTGGAGTTTAGTTATTTCATGAATTTGCATCAGTCTTCCTTACGGTGCGAGTAAACTTGCCTGGGTCGCGAAGTTTAATAGCATTAATTAATTTGCGTGTAAGGTTATCTGCTTGCTCGGGTGTATAAGACTCGTCAATTTGCTCTAGCAAGCGAATGGCACTTGCAATGATATTAGTCGCACGATTTTCGATAACATGACGCTGATCACGCTCGATATACATACTATCTAATTCTTCTAATAAACTACGGGTTTTCTTTTGCATATTTGCCAGAACCTTTTTATTATTTATTACAATTTGAATTATGGGCTCTGTAATTAATTAGGTTTAATTTGCCCTAATAATGCCTTTAATTTGCTACTTTGTACTTCTGCCGTAATTTTAGCTACTTCTCCAGTATCGGAATCTATAGTTTCCCCACTGCTAACCCTGCTTTGGGTTTTAATATTGTCGTAAATGTTAGATTTTTTAAATGAATTTACTGGAGTCGCATCTTCAGGTAAATCAGTAATACGCATAGTTTCGATATTATAGTCTAATTCAACTTTTTGTCCTGTGCCGTTAGATGTACGAGTTTTCATACATTGTAATTGATAGCGTCCACGCTCTTTCATAGCACGACTTGTAAAGATACCAAACACATTATCTGCCGTATTAATCTTACTAATACCACCGGAAATATGACTGTGGTCAAATTCAATTTCTTCCACAGCCGCACGATTTAACTGCGAAGCTGTTACTAGTAATACATTAAGTTCTTTAGCTAAGTTACGCAATTCTTCCGAAACATACTTGTCTTTAACGAACAAATCATTTGGGCTCACTTTAGCACTTACTGGCATTAATAAGTCCAAGTAGTCAACCATTACAAAGTCAATCTTGATGCCTGTTTGTACTTGTACTTCTTTTAAGTAACTGCGGACATCATTAATATTACTTTGCGCTGGCAATGCCTTAACACGATATTGCCCAGACTTTTTACCAAACATTTTAATCTTTAATTCTGCTGTTTCTAAATCCTTGCGAATATCTTTAGTTCCCATACCTGCTAGCATCGCATCAGTACGCAATCCAACTAGCTCTTCTGAAAGTTCTAAACTGATATATGCCCCACTAAGGCCTTGTTCTAACCACGCTAACGCAATATTCATCATAACAAGCGATTTACCTGAACCAGATCCGCCTGCGAAAATGTTAAGTTCTCCACGACTAAATCCACCATAAAGAATTCTATCTAAACTTGGCCAGCCAGTACTTACTTGTCCGCCACTATTAAAGTACTTGTCATTACGAGCTCGCGGATCAGCAAAATAATCTGTGCCCATATCTTTTTGTAAACTAATTTGAACTGCGTCTTTAATTAATTTTTCTACTGGATCAAAATCACCTTTGTCCAACATATCATATGATTTAAGAATTGCTCTACTAAGTTCTTCTTTCTTAGTAAAACCTTCGAATTCTTCCATAAACCAATCTAAATTACCTTCAGGTAATTCTGGAAGTGTTTCTAGTTTAGATCCGGTTGCCGCATTAATTTGCTGTAATACTGGCAATGAGCCATGCTCTTCAAAGTGAATTTTTACAAACTCAGCCGCAGTTCGCAAACTACGGTCAAAATTTTCTGGATTGTAAATATTTTGAACTCGCACAAATGATTCAGCATCACTGAGCATCATTTCCAAGAATAATTTTTGTACTTCAATACTATAATCTTTTAACAAGTTGCTTCCTTTTTATTTCAATTTTATATTTGTTAGTTTCTCTAGATTGTAATATAGTTAGTAGTGTCGCTACCTTACCCATACAAATCACAGCATCGTTAACATCCTTAATGCCAGTGGGCCAATCTGGAATACTAACAGCCCAACCTAATTCTATTGCTTTATCTACTAATGCCATGCCAGCCTTATCTTGGTCTGGGACTACTGTAATAGTTTTTCCTAAACTTTTAATCACTTGTGCTTGCGTCGAATTAATATCATTATGTAATACGGCTAGCCCATTGATAGCTAGCGCATCGAATACTCCTTCGACTACAATAGTGTGTTGCCATGAATCTTTTTGTAAGTCAACTCCAAATACATATCCCTGTTGTGTATCTGAAATAAATTTAGGCATTCTGCCATCTATATATCTAGCAGAGTTACCTACCATCAAACCCTTGTGTGTAAAGGGTATTACAATTTGTTTGCTTAACCTGCCTGCCGCTTCTGGGCTTACCATATACGGATATGCCGTACAATCTATTCCACGACCTTCTAAGTATTCAATATACGGGAAATGTAGCGGATTGTCAAGATCCAATAGTTCCAAGTCTGCGGGTAAATCTCTTTCTTCAAATTCTACTGCCTTAATTATTGTTCGATTGCTTTCTAACATACCATTCATGGTACGATGTCTAAGACTTTCGATATTAATTTGTTCTATTACTTGTTGATCTACACCAATCCATTCTAATAACTTACGAGCTTTAAATGATAAATTTCTTCCTAAAACAAAGCTAGCTGTGTACCCACAATTAAAACAGTGATAACTCCACCCACCTTCTGGCATAGGTTTTAGGCCGCCACGCTGTCTTTTGTCTTGACTATTGCCCCGATGAATACAACAAGGAGCGTTAAATGATATCCAGCCGGAACTAGTCTGTTTTCGTTTCGCAGGGAGAAAAGATATCACATCAATCATGCTATAATTATAGCAGATTCAAACGATAAAATCAACGATTAACGGTATAATATGTTCAAAACATATCCAGTCGAAATAACTGGGAAGGCACCTTGATTAGCTGGAGGTACCGGATATGCCGCAGGATTAACGCCGCCAGAAGGTATTGGCCAATAGCCAGAACCACCGTGTACAACATTGAATCCAGTAACTGTACCATCTCCACTAATGTTGGCAGTAACTACTGCTCCAGAACCATTACCTACAATGTCTACTTGCGGCGGAGCCAAATATCCTGCGCCTGGATTAGTTACAACCACATCAGTAACTACACCCTCGTTACATACCGCGTAAGCCATTGCTGGAAAACCAGGTGGATTTGGTGTGGCAAAAATACTGTTATTGAAACACAATCTAAGTAGTGGATACCAGCCCACT